CTATGGTTAGGGCTTGCATTCCAATGGAGCGCAAGGTATTCTTTGTCTATGGCGGTACGGAAGCATCGGAACGAGAAGAGATACGCAAGATTGTAGAAACAGAATCTGATGCCGTCATTATTGCTTCTTATGGAACATTCAGCACAGGCATTTCCATTCGAAGACTGAACAACATTATATTTGCTTCACCATCCAAGTCACGGATACGAGTATTGCAGAGTATTGGAAGACAATTGCGAGTTTCACAAGACAAGACCACAGCGCGACTTTATGATCTAGGTGATGATCTTTCATGGAAGACTTGGAAGAATCACACACTTCGCCATATGAATGAGCGTATGAAACTGTACGAAGCCGAAGGTTTCGAGTACAAGGTAGTAAAAATACAGTTAGGAGAAGACACATGAGCCGAAAGAAAAAAACAGAACTCAGAATCTTCAAACTCCGTAGTGGCGAAGAAATTATTGCAAAGGTTGCAGGTAAAACCAAAGACAAGATTAAGTTGCAGCGTCCCATGCGGATCATGAATAATATTCAGAGTGATCCTTACACGGGTGCAAAGCGTCAGGTGATCTACTTCTCCGATTGGCTTGGCAGCACTTCTGAAATAATTGCAGACATTCCACTAGACTTTATTGTTGTTGAATTGCAACCCGATCCCGATATTGTGTGTCTGTATGATCGCCAAACCGAAGCAGATGATCGTGGTGCAGCACTTCCACTGCCACCGTCCTCTACTGCTCCCGCCGAACTTCCCTTGTTTGATGAAGACGAAATGCTTGAACTCAGCGATGATGTGGATAAAAAGTTAGAGGAATTGCTCAAGCGTATGGCGCAGGAAGACGCACCACCACAGGCAACAGACTACAAGAATCCACTTCAGTCGGTGTTTGATCAATTAAGTCCTGTGTTTCCCCCATCGTTTCCCCCTTCGTTCCCTCCACGGGTAGAAGGCATTGTGTTTTCTGTGAGTATTCCAAAAGACATTCTTGCTAGTTGGGTGGAGACAGGCTTTATTGATTATTTGAAAGATTGTATTTCTGATTTTACGAGTACAGACTTTCTTGAACAGATGATGAATGAAGAGGAAGAAGAGGAAGAAGAGGAAGTTGAAGACAAGCCAAAGCGAGCAAAGCGGCAGAAAAGAGAGAAGACTTCCAAGGACGATTGGAAGGAACCTGCCGATGAGCACAAGGCAAAACCCGAATACGGAAACACATCGGGAGACTGGTCGCCATTTTTGAAAGACTACTTGCCAGAACAAGAGCCTCCAAAAAATACAGATAAGGGTTGACACGGAGTTGATTATGATTCATAATGTACATAAAGGAATGTGATGGCTAAGAAAAAGAGTGACCACTATATCGACAACCAACAGTTTTTTGCTGAGATATCAGCATGGAAACTACTTGTTACTGCCGCAAACGAAAAGGGTGAGAAGCATCCTCCCGTAACTCATTACATCGGTGAGTGCTTTATGAAGATTGCGGAGCATTTATCCCGCAAACCTAACTTCATAAACTACCCGTATCGTGATGAAATGATGTCTGATGGAATTGAAAATTGTTTGCTGTACGCATACAACTTTGATCCTGAAAAATCAAGCAATCCATTCTCATATTTCACTCAGATCACCTACTACGCTTTTCTTCGCCGCATACAGAAGGAGAAGAAGCAAGCGTATATCAAACTCAAGAAGATTGAGATGTCCAATGTGGATTCTTCTGTGCGCCGATGGTTCCGCGAGAACTATCTAAAGGTTGGCGAGAATTTTGAAACCCTTCCTACCTTCCTGACCGAAAACGATATTGCTTCGTTTGAAAAGAAAACAGGTGAAGCGAAGGAAGAGGTTTCTGAAGTTAAACCCAAGACCAAGAAAAAGAAGAAGGCGGCTGCAAAACCTGCAAAGCCAAAGACCCCACCTGTAGCAAAGAAGAAATCGAAAGGCAAGAAGAAGTGAAGATTGCATTGGTGACGGATACCCATTTCGGTGCGCGAAACGATTCGCCATTGTTCCTAGAGCATTTCATGCGGTTCTTTGATCGCGTGTTCTTTCCTCGGATTGAAGCAGATGGAATCGACACCATTATTCACTTGGGCGACTTTCTTGATCGCCGCAAGTTCGTAAACTTTCTTACTCTGAATGCAGTACAGACAGGATTCGTGAAGCGGCTTGAGAAGAGCGGAGCAAAGATGCACTGCATCTTGGGCAACCACGATATCTTCTTCAAGAACAAGAGCGAAGTAAACTCACTACAGGAGTTGTTCTCGGATCGCTTTATTGTTCACGACAAGCCAACTGTTCTAACCTTTGATGGGCTTCCCATTGCAATGCTGCCGTGGATCAATAAGGAAAACGAAGCAGAGTCTCTACAATTCCTGAAGGACGCACCCGCAGACATAATGATGGGTCACCTTGAACTCAATGGATATCATGTTCTCAGGAATACTCCATTCGATGGTGGTATGGATGCGAATCTGTTCCAACGATTCAAGGCGGTGTACACAGGACACTTCCACTCCCGCCATTCTCGCGACAACATTCATTATTTGGGATGCCCCTATCAGATCACGATGAGTGACTACGGAGAGAAAAAGGGATTCCATATATTTGATACCGAGACACAGGACTTGGAGTTTGTCAAGAATCCACACACAATCTTTACTCAGATTCGTTACGATGACTCGCAGAGTAGTGATACAGTTCCTCTATCGGTTGATGAGGACAGAACACGAAGCAAGTATGTTCGTATCATTGTAGAGAAGAAGACAAAGCCGTACCTGTTTGAAAAGTTTGTGGATTCGGTGTACAGTAGCAGCCCACACGGTGTTACTATTATTGAAGACTTCCAACAGGAAACCGCAACTGATACGGCTACTGATGAGTTGGGAGAGGATACTATTTCAATCATTAATCGAGAAATTGATTCGCTGAAGCAGGACATTGGAGACTGCAAGGCTATCAAGGAACTTATTCGTGAACTGTACGGAGAGTGCATGGCAAACGAGATTGGAAAACCATGATCACATTCAACAAGATTAAGTGGAAAAATCTACTAAGCACGGGAAATGTGTTTACCGAAGTGGCTCTAGATAAATCCGCAACCACTCTTGTGTGCGGCGAAAACGGAGCAGGTAAAACTACCATGCTTGACGCTATAACCTTTGTTCTATACGGCAAGCCGTTTCGTAACATCAATATTCCACAAATTGTTAACTCCATCAACGGTAAAGACTGTGTGGTAGAGATTGAATTCACAGTTAACGGCAGCACATACAAGGTGACTCGTGGTCTAGCACCAAAGGTGTTTGTGATTGAAAAAGACGGCAAGGCAATAGACCAAACCGCTAATGTGAAAGACTATCAAGCAATTCTTGAGGGTCATATTTTAAAGATGAACTACAAGACATTCTGTCAAGTAGTCATATTGGGTTCCACCAACTATGTTCCGTTCATGCGCCTTGCTGCTGCGGATCGGCGTGGTGTGGTAGAGAACTTGTTGGATATTGATGTGTTCTCCAAGATGAATGATCTCCTGAAGACTCGTCTATCTGAAACCAAAGAAGCACTCCGAGAAGTGGATACGGAAATCAATACTCTCAAACTTCGAATAGAGCATAAGGCAGACTTGATCAAAAAAATCGAGGACAAGTCTGACTCACAGTTGGATTCTTATGCTGCATCCTCTGCCGAAGAGCAGAAGACTCTTGACGAACTACTTCAGAAGAAGGCAGTTCTACAGGAAGAACTACTTGCTATTGGTGCGTCTCCTGATGCTGTTAATAAGGGTCGGGAAGCAGTGAATCAACTTGCTGCACTTCGCAAACAAATGATTAGTGGAATAAAAAAGGCAAACGAAGAACGCGAGTTCTATCAGCAGAATGAAGACTGCCCTGTATGCAAGCACGATCTTCCGCAAACATTTCGTGATGACATGATCGTAAAGAAGCAGAGCCGTCATACAGAATTAGAAACAGCACTCGCCCAACTAGAAGTAATGATTGCAAAAGAAAAGAGCAACCTTGAGCAATTGCTATCGGGTGTTGAATCTGCGGACAAGAAGAAAACAGAAATCACTAAATCTGATTCTGCTATTGCGTCTTCCAAGAAGTACCTGAAGCAGTTGCAAGACTTGGCAGACAAGGTGCAGCGAGAGAAGGCTTCTATCAAGACTGAACAGGACGATATGACCGTGCTTCGCGGACAAGAAGACGGAGCAGAGGCAAACAAGAAGTCACTAGTGGAAGATCTGCACACAATGGAGATTGCCACGGTGCTGCTGAAGGACAGCGGTATCAAGCGAAAGATTATTCGGAAATATATTCCTGCACTAAATAAAATCATTAACAAGTATTTGATTTCAATGGACTTCTTTGCTCAGTTCACTCTCAACGAAGACTTTAATGAAATAATCAAGAGCCGCCACCGCGATGAGTTCTCGTATGACAACTTTAGCGAAGGTGAAAAATTGAGAATTGACCTTTCTCTCTTGCTTGCATGGCGAGATATTGCTAGAATGAAGAACTGTGCCAACACGAACCTACTCATTCTTGACGAAGTATTTGACTCTTCGCTTGATGCTGTTGGAACAGAAGAGGTAATCAAGATTCTTCAAAGTATGGGCACTAGCAATAATATATTTGTTATCTCCCACAAGTCCGATCAGTTACTAGATAAGTTTCAGAACATATTGACCTATAAGAAGGTTAACAACTTCAGCAAACTATGCCTCCCATGACACAAAAAATATCAAAAGAACGCGCTCGTACTATTCTCTCTGGTGGGTCTGAGCCACAAGTCAATGCTACTGTGGCAAAAGAAGATATTGATATTGCAATTGAAAAATCCCTGTATTGGTACAGGCAAAATTTCAAGCCAACAGAGTCCAAGGGGTGGATAGTTAAATATCTACGGGATCACGGACGCACAGAGGATGCAGCGGTGGTTGGTCGAGCAGAAAAGTCTCGTCTGCGTTTGGTGGCTCCGTACTGCCGTATGGTGACCCGTGGCTTTCCGTTTGCGGATGTACACAAGGCTCTTATTGAGAAGACTCTAGGGGAACTGCTTGACCATGCACGGGGTGTGGCAGACGCTATCCCCATTGAGCGAGTAAGTGTGCAGGATCGTGTGGTTGCAAAGGCAGATGTACTGCTGTCTGATTTGGAGCCTGTGATTGATGAAACCACCGAGTCTGTGCTGAAGGGAAAGCGGAAAGATAATGCTCTGCTTGAATGGATTTCTCGCACCGAACTAACCCGCCCACTTGCTGTTATTGTGCGGGATCGCTTGGTGAAAACCCTAGAGGAAATGCTTTTAGCACAAGCAGGAACCGATCCCGATCTTGTTGAGGGGTACTCTCATTTTAAAAAGACAGCATTAAAAAACATGGTGGACACGCTGACATCTGCTGTTCAAAATTTAAATGATCGTATTGGTATTCTGAAGTCTAACAAGAAGCCGCGAAAGCAGAAGCGCAAGTCCCCAGAGTCTCAAATAAAGAGACTCCACTTCTTACAGAGAAGTGATGCCTTTGCTATTGACTCCATCAATCCAGTGGATATCATTGGGGCACAGAGACTGATCATGTACAACACAAAGAACAAGAAAGCCATCCTGCTTATTGCAGTTGAACCGAAAAGCGGACTTGCCGTGAAGGGATCAACCATTATTGGATTTGATTCGGCAAAGTCTTTTGAGAAGACTGTCAGAAATCCTGATGAGTTTCTGAAGAATCAGAACGACTGCCGAAAGACAGTTGTTACTGCTATTCGTTACCTTACGGGATTGAAGACTAAGAGTAGCGAACCCACGGGTCGCGTAAACAGTAATTGCCTCATTCTACAGGTACAGTAATGATTCTCGTTGACAACACGCAGGTATTGATGTCGTCTATCTTTGCACAGCATAGAGATGTTGCAGCCATTGATGAAGACCTAGTTCGACACATGGTACTCAACACATATCGCATATATCGCAAGAAGTTTTTCCGCGAATACGGCGAACTAGTTATATGTGAAGACTCAGGCTCTTCTTGGCGGCGGCAGTTCTTTTCCCACTACAAGGGAAAGCGCAGACAAGACCGTAAAGAGAACGAGGCTCAATGGACTCGGTTCTATGAGATAATGAATAAGATTAGGGATGAGGTTGCTCTGCATATGCCCTATCGAAATCTGGCAGTTCAAGGCTGTGAAGCCGATGATCTTATTGCCTATCTTGTGAAACGATTTGCCCCCACAGAGAAGATGCTTGTGTTGAGTGGAGACAAGGACTTCTCTCAACTGCTTATTCATCCAAGTGTGCGGCAGTACGCTCCCCTTCAGAAGAAGTTTGTTGAAGTAGACAATCCTAAGCAGTTTTTGCTTGAGCATATTGTCCGAGGAGACTCGTCTGATGGAGTTCCAAATATTCTATCGGATGATGACTGCTTCATGGTGGAAGACAAACGACAGAAGCCCATTACGAAGAAGCGTATGGATGAACTGCTAAACTATTACGCGGAGCATGGAGTGGTGCAAGAAAAGCACCAAGCGAATTGGAATCGAAACAAGACACTCATTGATCTGCTCCACATCCCATCCGAGTACGAAGAAAAAATTGAAGTGAATTGGAATACACCTTTTACACCCTCTCGTAGCAAGATTCTTGGCTACATGATAGAGAAGGGTTTGCGTAACCTTATTTCTGATATTGAGGACT